AAGGTGAGGGGGGAGAAGAGACTGATCCAGAAGGTTCCGCGACTTATCTAAAAAGAGCTAAAAAAATGATGCATGGCGGCATCATGAAAGCCGGTAAGGAATATTCCGTAGAGGAAGTTGGCGACGAGACTTATGGGATTGATGAGATTCCCACGGAGTGGGGTCGTAAGAAGCTTGACAAGGGAACGGAGCAATTGATCAAGGGATCAGAGTTCCAGGTCCGTGGTCGTTATTTTAACAACAACAATGGAAAGGGGACTTTCTGATGCCCATAATTGTAACTCATGATGAAAGTGTAGGTCCATTACGGCCTGATAGGATAAAGAAAAAGAAGAAGGGAAAGGTTAAAAAAGCACAATTTGGCGGAATGATTTCTCCAAGACCAGGTAGAGCAACCGTAGATTCCATGAGAGCACTTGGGCGGAATCCCCAACGTACACTTTCTCCCCGTGATGATATGAGAGTGGCCAATTATCTTACCAGAAACATACGCCCTCAACCTTTAAACGTTGAAGATGCTTCCGTACAGGACTACGTCAGGTTTAACGATGGTGGAATGGCCAGTAAAACGAAGGTGTACTGATGGCCTACAAGAAGAAGACGAGAGACAAGCCACGAACACCACCAGTAGACCGCTCCCAGTCGGCTTTCGACAAAGAATATGCAAAATGGTTGAAAGCTAGAGGACTTCATGCTCCTAAAATGGTTTATGATGAAAAGGCAGGGGGCGGACTGATCTCTGATGAAAATCTGAGTAAGTATATGGAACAGGGGTCCGGTGCTCTTCCCAAGAGGGACGCAGCCCTGTTGAAGAAGGTGTACAAGGGTGAGTTGGACAAGTACATGAAAATGAACGATGGCGGATTCGCCAGAAAAACGAGGATGTACTGATGGATAAGGCTGAAACAGAACGTAAACTTCGACGGGAGTTCCGAAAATTAATTCCCAAAACTCTTAAAAGTACTCAATCAGCTAACACAATATCTAATAAAGACCTTGAGATTTTAAGAAAGTCTTTAGGTAAAGACGCGGTTTCTAAGTACATGAAACTGAACGATGGCGGATTCGCCAGAAAAACGAGGAGATTCTGATGCCTAGAGGAGTTGTTTACGATACATTTACGGAAGCCCGTGACTATGCCGACAGGGTTAATGGTGAACCTATGGAGGTAGAGGGCGGCTTCTCAGTTGTTAATCCTTTGGGGTATAGTGACGGTGGTAAAGTAGTCAAACCTATACCAATAAGACCCCCCGATAAACTTCCTCCTTCTCCTACGACGGAAGATATTATGAAATTCATTCGTAACCCTAAAGGTTTTAAAGGGACTTTTTAATGGCAGATCCGACTACGTTTGCCTATAACGTATTAAAAGCGATTCAATCTCGCGCAGAACTGACAAAAGACGCTATTCTTCATGGTTCCCCCAGAGATCTGGAATCTTATAAAGAACTTGTTGGTGAACTGAAGGGACTGGAGTTCGCAGAACAGGAAATTAAGGATTATTTGGCGAAATCGGAGGAAGAATGAGTAAGACCCTATATGTTCCCGATCATGTAGCTGAGAAAGAAAAAGAAAGAAAAAAGAGTGTTTACGTTAAGAAGGACGAAAAAGTTCTTGATCCTTCTTTACTTGATGTTTCCCTCAGTGAAAGACTCCCCCAGCCCACAGGATGGCGTTTGTTGGTCATGCCCTACATGGGACGTGCCACAACGGACGGGGGCGTTTTGATCCCTGATCAGATCCGTGATCGTGAAGCTTTAGCTACTGTGGTTGCGTATGTATTAAAATTAGGTCCGTTAACTTACCAAGACAAAAATAAGTTTGGGGATTCAGGTTCTTGGTGCAAGGAAGGTGACTGGATTTGTATTGGCCGCTATGCTGGTGCTCGATTTAAAATCGAAGGCGGTGAGGTTCGTATTATAAATGACGATGAGGTCATTGCTACGATCCTTGAACCAGATGATATTAAACATGTCTAGAAAGGAGAAAAAAACCGTGGAGAACACGACATGCCAGAAGAAAAACCGATTGATGTGGGAGATTCCGAAGAATCTCCTGTAGACGTAGACATCTCCGGGGAAGAGAAGCCCCAAGAGAAAGAAGAAAAACCTGAAGTCATTGTAGAGGAAAAACCAGAGTCTGAAGATGAACTTGAAGAATACAGTGCCGGTGTTCAAAGCCGCATTGACAAACTCACCAAACGTTTCCGTGAAGAAGAACGTCAAAAACAGACGGCAGTTCAGTATGCGGAAAGCGTCCATACAGAAAACGAAAATCTGAAGGCACGTCTTGATTCTCTTGATAAGGGCTATCAGGAAGAGTTCGATAGCCGTGTTTCAACTCAGATAGATTCTACGAAACATTTATTAAAAGAAGCCCACGAAAGTGGGGACGTAGACAAGATGGTGGACGCTCAGGAAGCTCTATCTTCTCTGGCGGTGGAAAAAGGAAAACTTTCCAAAGCGAAGAAGGAAGCGGAAGAAAAACCTGTTGAACCTGTAGCTGCACCTGTCCAGCAACCAGCCCCAATCCAGCCAACAGACCCTAAAGCAGAGGCTTGGGCCGCTAAAAATGAATGGTTTGGTCAGGACGAAGTTATGACATATGCTGTTTTTGGGGTACACAGGCGTCTTATTGAGGATGAACGATTTGACCCTCAATCAGATGAATACTATGCTGAACTCGATAAAAGGATGGTGACTGAGTTTCCACAGAAGCTTGGTCAGAAGTCTAAAACGGGTGGAAGTAGAAAGGTTGCGTCAGCCGAATCTTCCGCATCCCGCAATAGAGGTGGACGTAAAACAGTGCGATTAACACCCTCTCAAGTTGCGATTGCTAAACGGTTAAATGTGCCGCTTGAAGAATACGCAAAACATGTGAGGGATTAATCATGAAGCAAGAGAACACTACTCTCCAGAAGTCACCCAGAACGCCACGCTCCAGTGAAACACGTGCCAAAGAGACACGCAAGGAACCATGGAAACCACCGTCCATGTTGGATGCACCTCCTCCTCCTGAAGGCTATAAGCACAGATGGATCAGGGAAAGTGTAATGGGTTTCGATGACCGTAAAAACGTATCATCAAGATCCCGTGAGGGATATGAACTGGTACGTGGAGAAGAATATCCAGACTTTGATATTCCGACTGTTGAAGATGGAAAACATGCCGGAATTATCGGAGTAGGAGGTCTTCTTCTGGCCAGGGTTCCTATTGAAATCGCTGAAGAGCGCGAAAAATATTTCCGGGACATGACCCGCGATCAAATGACGGCTGTTGATAACGAGTTAGCTCGAGAACAACATCCGGCAATGCCTATCGAAAGACCCGATAGGAGTTCTAGTGTAACTTTTGGAGGTCCTCAGAAATCTGAGGACTAGGAGAAAATTTAATGGCTAACAGTAACGGAAGTTTTGGCCTTCGCCCTATAAGCAAACTAGGGTCGGCCTCTAATTCCACTGGTGTTACAGGCTATACTCCATATGAAATTGCCAACGGAAATACTAATGCTATCTACCACGGCGCTCCTGTTATCCCCCTTAGTACGGGATATATAGATATAGTAGGGGCAGCGGCTGGTGGAAGTGTTAGTCTTCTGGGCGTTTTTCAAGGATGCGAGTATGTTGACAGCACCACTGGAAAAACCGTTTGGAAAAACTACTGGCCCGGTTCCGGGGCAGATAGTAATCATCCTGTAAAAGCTTTTCTAGAGGATGACCCGAACACTTTGTTTGTAATTGCGACTGATGCGACCTGGACCAGTAAAGCTACTGCCTTGGCCGCTCGTTTTGCAAATGCAAACTTCTCTACAGCCACTACAGGCACAACCGCCACAGGCGTTTCCTTGGGTCGTTTAGCAATAAGCACCATCAATACGACAAATAGTCTTCAAATGAGGATTATGGGTTGGGTTGAGGACTCAGAGAATGCTGATTTTTCGGCGGCTGGTATTGGCGCAATCGTTAGGTTGAACAACAGTTTCAATGCTCCTACGGGATCTATTGCGGCTGGTACTGTTTCAACCACTGGCGTATAGGAGGATTGAGAAATGGCTATATCAAGAGCACAACTAGCTAAAGAGCTAGAGCCTGGTCTCAACGCCCTATTCGGCTTAGAGTACGCCAGGTATGACAACGAAGCTGGTCAAATTTTTGACACGGAATCTTCAGAACGAGCTTTTGAAGAGGAAGTCATGCTTTCAGGTTTTGGGTCTGCGCCCGTTAAATCTGAAGGGTCGGCAGTTTCTTTCGACGATGCCCAAGAAGCATACACGGCAAGATACACTCATCAGACTATCGCTTTGGCTTTTTCAATTACTGAAGAAGCGATTGAAGATAATCTGTATGACCGTCTTGCTTCCCGTTATACGAAAGCTTTGGCACGTAGCATGGCCAACACCAAACAGGTGAAGGGTGCTGCCGTGCTGAATGACGCTTTCGACACCACAATTACTGGTGGAGACGGGAAAGCCTTGTGTGTGACGGATCACCCACTTGTTAACAACAATGACCTTCGTAATACTCCGTCTACAGCGGCGGATCTTAACGAAACCAGTCTGGAAAACGCCTTGATTGATATCGCGGCGTTTGTTGACGAGCGTGGTCTTAAAGTATCGGTACGAGGAATGAAGCTTATCGTTCCAGCGGCAAGTCAGTTTGTCGCGGATCGTCTGCTTGAATCTACTCTCCGTCCCGGAACGGCTGACAATGATATCAATGCCACGCGGAATATGGGTATGCTTCCGCAAGGATATGTTGTTAACCATTACCTGACAGACACGGATGCATGGTTCGTCAAAACGGATGCTCCTCGCGGATTTATCCATTTTGAACGTATGCCCATGTCTACTAAGATGGAAGGTGATTTTGACACTGGTAACGTGAGGTACAAAGCCCGTGAGCGTTATAGCTTCGGTTACTCTGACCCACGGTGTGTCTTCGGATCACCTGGAGCGTAAAACTACGGGGGGGAGTTAATCCCCCCTTACTTCTAGGATAATTTAGCCCTAGCGACTGGCCTAGCAGACGCTTACGAAGACTCTAGGGCAAAACCT